TAAACAAAACACCTTGAGATGCAATAACTTCTTTTAGTCTTTCTATTGCATATACTTTACTCATAGGTAACAAAAACTCACGCTCAGGGTCGTGAGGTAATACTGCTTTCATTAATAAACAATCCCCGTCTGCAGGGCTATATATTCTCTTAATAGGAAATAAGTCATACAAAGTAACTAAGACAGGATCAGGTTGAATCGGCTGTCCGTCTTCATCATACTTGGCAGTAGGCATAAAATAAATACCGCCTTCCTTACCATAGACATACGGGTATAACTCTTGGGGTAGAGACTCTAACCCTCTTACTAATTGCCTGTGTTTTTCCTGCATGGCTTCTACTGCTGTGTTTGGTATAGCAGTTTGGTTTTGTTCATCAGGATCTTTACTCTCAGCAATCTTAAATACTTTACCAAGTGATAACGGGTTAGTTATCTTCCCTCGATTCGGACACCCTTCACACCCACCTGGATTCACACTGTTGAATGTCTCACACGAATGGGGCATACCTTGTGTTTGATTAGCTTTTCTTTCAGTGTCATCAGGATTGTAGTTCGGGTAATCTTCGGATATAAGATGTATCGCATTATCACGGTCACTACAATGTTGTGCAATAGATAGCCCTGAATACCATAGAGGTTCAGGCAAAGTCTTAACATTATCTACTATGTATTTTATTTGATTACAACCTTGTCCCTGCCTAGATAGCTGAATGATCTTCTCAAAACTATTTTCAAAGTTATCTAGCTTCAATAACTTCCTTTGATCCTCGCTCATACCTTTAGGAATAGCTTGTAATATGTCGTTTAGTGTAGGCTCAGCCTCTCCTAAAAAAACTTTAAACTCATCAAACACATAAACTGGTAACTGCTCATCTATAAGTTTAGTAGGACTGGGTGGATCTGTTTTCAAATTAAATGTATCAGGTGCCCGTAGAATCCTAGCTAGGTCTGCCGTGACAACGGGGTCTATACGAAGGCCCCTCGAGATACACAAATTCTTAAACTTCTCTGCATACGGTTTCCACTCAGTAGCATCTATGTCCCGATCAAATAACCAGTACGCATGAATCCCTGTGCCTGAATCAATCTTAATCGGTGGTGGTAGCTCAGCAGTAGCAACAAATTCATCTAGAGATTCTAGGGCAACTTCTTTAGACTCATACCCCTTACCCTCACCTACATCTAAGTCAACAAAGAATGAGCGTATGTATTTAGCTTCGTCAGCTTTACGGCTGTATCCTTTGAATGAACTAAGTGCGACAAAGACGTTTGTGTTTTTCTTTTTGAATTCATTTATAACTGGCTCTACTTCCTCAATAGATTCTACAAATTTATGTTTTGGAATTTTAGACGTTGGACTTATTGCTGTCACACAATAGACCCCGTCACTGGGTAGTGCTTTCTTATAAAATTCTGTAATCATAGTATTTAAATTTTATTGATAACTTTTGACGTAACAAACTGCTTAGCCTCTATTGTTGTAGGCACAGGCAGATTACCCTCCTCTAAGTTATGCTCAAGTATATCCATAAAGTTTTCAACCTTTTCTACATTTTTTTGGTTGACTACTTTCCCCCTAAACCAGTTGTAAACTGACATGCGTGATACGCCGATTGCTTCGGCAACCATACCGGGTGGCAGATTAGCTTTAACACAAAGTTTGCCAAACTGCACACCGATACGTTTTTCATTCAGATTACTCAGGCTGATTAAATACTTCTCACTATATGATTTAGCCATATAACCCTTCCTTAAGTTTTAACTGACCACTTTTTTATTGTGTTACTAATATCCACAGGTTTCTTTGCTTCTCCACTTGATGAATCTTTTAAGTGAGGTTGCTCTGCTTCTACGTCTGACTGTGGAAGTGTTTCTGCTTTTATCTCTTGTGGAGTTTCAGCGGGCTGAGCTTCAACTTGTGGTTGAACAGGTGCCTGAACTTCTTCCTGTGGTTTATAGATAGAAAGTTTTACAGCTTGTGTAGCCGCATCTGACTGTGCTTGTTTCTCAATGATCGGGTAATCATCAGGATTTACTGCTCCAACTGGAGAGAATAAAACTTTAGGCACAGGAGATTTAGTATCAAACTGCATCTTAGTAATTACTCTAGAAGCCGCAACATTGTTATTAGCTAACATTTGTATATAAGGTCTAAAGCCCCACTTACCACTTTCTTCTTTTTGCCAACAAGATGTAGAAGGTAAAACTAATTGTAACACATCTCCGCTTGGATCATCAGGTAATACAACAGCTGTTCTCCAAGATAATCTACATTGTTTGCCATTAGCCGCCGCAGAATTTCTCACACTATATGGACACTCACTACATGACTTAGCACGAGGTTCTTCAACATCAGCATCAGGTTTATTTGAATCACTTGACCAACACACAGGGCTAGCTTGAACACCTTCCTGATATGCCTGATCGTAGAACATACGAGAAGCATTATGTGCCATCTTAACAATCACAACATTCATGTGCCTATCTTCAATCGTACCTACTTCTTTACCACCTGCATACTTCCTAAATACACCACCCTTAATAGATATTCTTTTAGGGCCCGACGATATACCACCTGCAACGGCAAGCGTATCTTCATCTAAACCAGTCTGAACTAGCCCTGGATTTTGATTAATTAAATTAACTAATTCATTAGCCATTTATTTCTCCTTATTGATTACTAGGTTTTTTGACTACAATATTGTATTCTCGAATAGAACTAACTCCGGGTGGTAGCCCTTCGTTACCATGAGTAATCATGTATTCTTTGAGATTACCATTATGTAATCGTTGTTGCATTAATTCTATGAGTCCGTTTTCTAGTATGAATGGTTTAAGACTGTCCCAATCGCTACATACAAAATTTTCTCGTAGAGTTTTAATAATAGTTCCTTGGCTAGTTTTAATACTATCCGCGTTGATCTCATTACACTGAGCTAAAAGAACTTCTTCAATCTGAGCAAGTTCAGCTTTTAAATCTGCATCTTTAGCTTCATACTCTTGCTTGATTCTATTTCTTTCATTCCTTATTTTGAGATATACGGAGACAATATTATCTAGCCCTACATCAGCTGTGTCGCTCATTTAACATCTCCTTTTGTGAATTTACTAAGGACGCGTTTAACGTCCGCTATTGATGTCAGAGCGTTCCTATGAGTTGCTCCTGTTTTCTCAAGAAAATCTTCAACATCAATTCCGTAACTTGATAGCGTAGTCAATAATAACGCCATCATAAATAATTCTATTTGTTCTTTACTATCACAATTATCATGGACAAAGTCATCAATAATATTTCTTAGTAATTCAAATTCCTCTTTAGGAAATTCGTTACTCATTCTATAACCTCTCTATATAAATCTACTAACTTACTATGGGCATCGACTTTGCCTTGAAGCATGTTATACATTTTCTTCTCAACATCTGAACCCTGCAAATGAACCACAGTCATTTTATTTTTTTGACCAACACGATCAATCCTAGCTACGCATTGTAAATAAGTTTCAACTGACATCACTGGTGACCAAAAAACTATTGTGTCTGCACGGGTTAACGTGACTCCATGAGATGCTGACTGGGGCTGAATGATTAAAACTTTAGGATCATCTAGTGACTGAAACTGTGTAATTATTCTAGTTCTTTCATTGGCGGTTACTGATCCATTTATTATCTCTGAACTTATACCTTGTTTGCCTAGATGTTTTGCGACAACTTCAATAGTGTGTCGATAAGGCACAAATATTAAAACTTTATTTTCTGTCTGATCTAATACTTCATCAAGTGCAGATAGTCTAGGACGAATGTCAAACTCAACAACTTCTCCTTCGTCTGTATATACTGCCCCTCCTGATATTTGTAACAACTTACTTAGCCCTGCGGCTGCATTTACTGCGCTGATCTGTTCCCCTGCGGCTTCAATAAGCATTTGTTCTTTAAGACTTTTATAATACCGTTGTACGACTGGAGTTAACGGAACCTCTCGAGTCTGATACATAACACTAGGTAAATCTAAACAATCAGCTTTACTAAATCTTATAGCAGGTTGTAATGCTTTGAACACATCATCTTTTGCTGACTTCTTTGGAACCCATTTAAATCTTGTTACTTGATACATAACCTTGTCTCGCCAAGCGGCTGAAAACTTAGGCACTCTATGAGGGCAAACTAATTTAGCTAACCCAAAAGCATCAAGTGGGGATTGGGCGGCAGGGGTACCAGTCATTAACCAAAGACGAGTCTCTGGCTTGATAAGTTTAGCTAAAGTTTTCCAACGAGCGGTACTAGGAGATTTGTACGCGTTTGCTTCGTCGATTATTATCAGATCAAATTCACCTTTAGCTATACTTTCTCTGACGATACCCACACCATCGTAGTTAATAAT